TATTTGAAAACAGGATTCAAGTATAAAACCCGAATCCTGAAGTTTTCTATTTACACAAAATTGTGGACAGTGCCCTCTTGATTTTTTAGAAAGAGGAACATTTACTGAATATCCCTACCTATCAGCCAATCAATTATCGCAGCATTTTCCAAAATGTTCCGCAAATGTTCCGCATATCTGGTTAATAATATATTATTTTACACCTCTGTCGAGGTTATTTTCATTCAACTGTTTACCGAATAGTCCCGGTAGGCCTTTTTCTCCTTGTGATAATAAGTTTCGAGAGTTGTATCTACAAATGCGATACTCACTATTCCATGTTCCGCAAATGCGATACATGCTATTTTTTAACTGTGTAAAAGCGGTTTCCTTAGTCGTCATAATTGTTTTTACTGCTATATTTGTATCGAATTAATTTATTAACCTCTAAAACTTGTCATCATGCTCGGTCTTGTTATACTTTTGCTCATGTATCTTGCTATTATATTCACCGCAACAATAATTATAGGTTGGATTAGAGATGAGCCATAAAAGTTTTCAATAAGTCTTTAGGGCTATCCACTAACTTTATTATGGCTAATATTGATTTATCCAATTGATCGGTCTTTTCTTGGGATAATTTTTGGTAAAAGCCGAATGTTGTTTCTGTTTTTATTAATATATCCGATATGCAGTTAGCCATTTTAGCATCTTGCAGGTCTATTGCATATGATTCTAATAGTTTTATTTTATCTACAAAAGCATCCCACATTTCTTTCTCGACAATAGATGATATTACGGTAACTTCAACTCTGAATAGAGCCATTATTGTGGTTCTAGTAGAAGCTTTCCGAAGTTCCATAGATTCCTCTTTTATCATTGATTTTATTTTATTTTCAGAGGTTCTCAATCCCATAATTTGAGAGGCAACCATAAAGGTGGCGCATACTCCCATCAATCCAACAACCAGAGTAACCGTTGAGCCATCATTGAAATTAATGGGGTCTACTCTTACTATAGTTAAACATATTGCTGTAATAGCCAACAATATAGCTGTTAGTGAAAGCCAATTATTCTTAAGCCATTCTTTCATCGCTATTGTTAATAAAAGTTTATTCAATTACCACCCTCTTTCATTTAGTATCTTAACTACCTTCCAAACACTCTTAATCATGCTTTTGGGCAACTCTTCTTCTGGATACCTATCGTTGTGCGATTTACACAATACGTAGTTCTTGGAATCCTCCGGATACTTTTGAACTTCTTTCAATATACGTCTACCATCGGTAAGAAGAAGGACAAATATGTTTCCATACCCAAAGTATTCTCTCCATTGTGGAATTTGACGTATAAGTACTCTGCTTCCAGGTGGGCACGTCGGCGACATGCTTTCACCGGATACCGTTAGAGCTACGTCTCCCTCTTGAGCATCTGTAAATGGGATTAGCTGGTCTGCGTATTCACGGTCTCCTGACACAACATTTGGGCTATGGATACCTCCTACTGCATCAAGATTAAGAAGCGGAACTAGTTTATAAGAAACCGCATTGTCCTTATTCGTAACAGGAGTGGCTGAAACACCATTAGAACTGTCAATCTGAGTCATATCTGCTAAGCTTGGATCATCATTGGAAAAAGAATACATATCCCCTTTGCCAAATAATAACCAACTAGGATTAATCTCTCCCAAGATATCTTTGCAGTCACTAGGCGCAGCATTCACCTGCAGAATTTTAATTATAGTATCATAGGTCGGTTTATTTAGCCTTCCACCTACTATATCTCTCATAGTGTATAGATTGATGCCAGCAGCGTCCGACAACGCTTTTACACTACCACCATACAATTTATCCACTAACTCTTTAATTCTTTCATTTATAGTATTTTGAGCCATATTATTATTTATACACACTCTAAATAAATGTATCTACATTAACTATGTCGCTAAAAACAAGACAATGTAATGTAAATACATTATCTTTGCATTCGTAATTCAATTCATAACACGAAAGAATACAAAAAGGGCTGTTAGAGAAGCGTCCCTAATTCTATCTTCGTTTATTTAGTCATTTGCAAAGATAGACAGTCCTTTTCAATTTTCCAATGATATATGAATGTTTTACGACAGCAATGGCGGTTTAGTGGCATTTACCGTATAATAAGGAAATTTTGGAAAAGCTCTTCCGAGTAAATACTCAAATGCCACAATAGAGTATCGAAAGGAGGAGCTTTCTTATTAGGAGGAAGAAAAAGGTATGAAAAATTTAATTCCAATCCAAGAAAACAACGGAAAAAAAGCCGTTAACGCACGTGATTTACACGCTTTTTTAGAAAGCAAACAAGAATTTGCTAATTGGATCAAAAATCGTATTAATAAATACGACTTTGTAGAAGGACAAGATTATCAAACTCTTTATTTTGACTTTCAAGGTAACTTATTGAATATCAGACACGATAATTTTATCAAGTCTGAAAATCAGCAAGTTAGCAAAATCGAATATGCCTTGTCTATCAACATGGCAAAAGAACTATCAATGATTGAAAACAATGAGCGAGGTAAACAAGCTCGTAGATACTTTATCCAGTGCGAGGAAATAGCTACAAAGAAAAAGATCGAGAGTAAAGATCCGATGGCAATGAATGCCAATACCTTGTATAATCTTCGGATGAAAGCTGTAGCGTGGACCGCAAAGATGCTCAATCTGTCAGAAGAATCCAAACTAAGAATGATTCAGGCAGTCACTGATCCGTTAGGTTTACCCTCTCCGGATTATGTAAAGTCTAAAGGAACAATGCACTCTGCTACTTATCTACTGAAAGAAAGAAACAATCCGGTTAGCGTTCTTCTGTTCAATCAGAAAATGATTGCCGCCGGTTATCTGGAAGAGAAAGAGCGCCCCTCCAAGAGCAAAGGAGTTTCTCGTTACAAGTGCTTAACAGAAAAGGGCCTTATATATGGTGAAAATGAGATATGTCCCAAAAATATCCTAGAGACACAACCGCACTATTACGATGATAGGTTCGACGAACTTTTAGAGAAGTTATTAGTAAAATGAAAAGGAGAACTAATCATGCTTTCAAGAACAGAAATCAACCTTATTGCTGAAAGAGTTGCCGAACTCATCCATTTAAAGAGTGACGAACTGCTTACAGCAAAACAATGCGCCGAATGGCTCGGGATATCCATGAAAGCCTTATATGCAAGAGTCTGCCGGGGACAAATCCCCTATCATAAAAGGCACGATGTCCTGCATTTCTCAAAGAACGAAGTGACCGCTTACTATTTGAATGATAATAAACCGCGTCGTGAGACCGCTGATTACAAAAGTGATAAATGATTGAATCGGGTGAGAACGGGGTGATATCCTTCTCACCCACTAAAAGCAAAAAAGTTATGAAAGATATGAATACCATCAGCAAATGCCTGCTTACTGTTATTGCGACAACAGTTACAATAGCAGGATGCATTTATGCCGGAAAAGTTGAGTATGAAGATGAAGTGCTGTCCGGTATGAGCGCAGAAAAGTACCAGTACATACACGACAGTCTAGGACATCGTGCCTCTCAAGAAGATGTGATCAAAGAATACATCACCAATCAAAAGTATTATGATTCAAAATTCTATTAAAATGATAAACAATTATGGACGACAAAAAAAAACAGGAAGAACTTAACAGCCTTATCGGTAAGAAGGAGCTCGCTAAAGTCGGCAATTGGTATCCTGATCTTTACTCTCAGATGTCATACTCAATAGCTGACCTTCAAAAAGAGAAGCAAGCAGTATTTGACGAAATAAAAGGGCTCTATGAATCGCAAGGTGACCTTATGGTAATCGAGATATTAAAAAGCATTTATCTCTCCTTCATTGACCGATTCATGGATGGCAACGGGAATTTAGGGGATGCCGACGAAGAGGTATCTTTTACCCGCAGAAAGTTATTCGATTTTGCAGGAGATATCTATGCTAAAATAGAAGCTGCATCCTATCTGAAATCTGCACTAGGCCATTTCCATCGTATTAGAGACCTAGAATCTCGTATTGAATTAGCTAAAAAAGGAATATTACTCTAAAAAAAAGAATATTATGGATTTTAATGTAAACGTAAATGTAAAATTAGACGCCACCCCCGCATTGGTGGGTGCAGTATCAGCACTAGCAGGTGTGGTAAAGACTGCCGAAGTATTACAACCCCGCACGATTGTGACAGACGGACCGGTACATTTTGTACCATCAACTGCCGCATCGGAGCAAAAGACAGAGCAAATAGCTCCGTCCGTACCGGAAACTTCAGCACAGCAGCCTGCACCTCAAGTAGAAGAAAAAAAACAAGGTGAAATTACAGATGAAATGCTCCGAAAGATTGTCGGCCCCGTGTCCAAAGCTAAAGGTAAAGAAGCCGTGTTTGCTGTACTTGGTGAATTTGGTGTGAAACGGGTTCCGGACTTAAAACAGGAACAGCGCCAGGCTTTCATCGATAAAGTAAACGCCCTATGAGCCACGCTGTTTTATCTCCTTCTTCCGCCAGCCGGTGGCTGTCATGTACGCCATCGGCACGGCTGGAGATGCAGTTCCCGGACAAAGCGGGTGACTTTGCACTGGAGGGTTCACTTGCACATGAGTTCGGTGAACTCCGTCTGAAACGCTACTCAAACATAATCGATGAACCGGAGTGGAACAAAAAGACATCAGAACTCATGGAGAATCGTTTTTATAGCGAAAGCCTTGAAGAGTATGCAGAAAATTATGCCGCATTCGTTTGGGAGAAGTACCAACTTGCACAAAAAACGACTGCTGATGCGGTTCTTCGTATTGAGGAGAAAATAGACCTGACCGCCTATGTTCCCGAAGGATTTGGAACAGGAGATGCCGTTATTCTTGCGGATGGCACAATGGAAATCATTGACCTCAAATACGGTAAGGGAGTACAAGTGTCTGCGGTAGAAAACAAACAGATGATGCTATATGCCTTAGGAGCATTAGACATGTTCGGATTCATGTATGCCATTCATACAGTACGCATGACTATCTATCAGCCACGATTGGATAATATCTCTGAATGGGAGATACCGGCAGAAGAACTGCTGATATGGGGCGCAAACGAATTGGCGCCGCGGGCAAAAATGGCGTTTGCCGGAGAAGGCAGCTTCGTTCCCGGAAAACATTGCCAGTTCTGCCGGGCAAAAGCCCAATGCCGGGCACTTGCTGAAAAGAATCTGGAAACGGCTAAGCATGAATTTGACGATGCCTCTCTCCTATCCGACACCGAAATATCCAAACTCCTGGAACAAATGGATATTATAAAGAACTGGATGTCCGCTATTGAAGAATATGCGCTTCAAGCAGCACTCAACGGCAAAACGTTTCCGGGGTTCAAGTTGGTGGAAGGCCGTAGTATCCGAAAGTACGTGGACGAGAAACAGGTTGCAGATCGGCTAATGGAAAACGGATATAAAGAATCTGCTATTTACGAACCGCCCAAATTAAAAACGATTACCGCTATGGAAAAACTGGTAACGAAAAAAGCCTTTACGGCTTTACTGGGCGATTTGATCATTAAGCCACAGGGAAAACCTACGCTTGTACCGGAGTCAGACAAACGCCGAGAATGGAATTCAGTAGAGAACGACTTTAAAAATGTGTAGAAGTGAAACTTATCGATGTATTATCCGCCCTGAAGTTGAATCATATGACCGATGTTCAGGGTACAAAAATCGTAGCCCGTAGACCTAGAGCCTATAGTAGTACAAATGATCCGGGATGCAAGGACTGTATATTCCAGAAAGAAGGCGGTGCAGCCGACTGCTCTTTTAAAAACAGCTGTATGGCACATAAACGCCTAGACAGAAAATCAGTAATTTTCAAAATATTTAAAAACAAAAAAATAAACGGTTATGAACGATAATTTGAATACCAAAGTTATTACGGGAAAAGTAAGAATGAGTTATGTACACGTATGGGAGCCTGCTGCCATTTCAGAGGGCGGAGAGAAAAAATACTCAGTTTCTCTTATTATACCTAAGAGTGATAGTAAAACTGTGGAATCCGTCAAAGCGGCTATCCAAAACGCACTGAAAGCCGGTATCGGTAAATTTGGAGGTAAAATTCCCTCTGTGTATAAGAACCCGCTTCGCGATGGAGACACAGAACGTCCGGACGATGACGCCTATAGCAACAGTTATTTCCTAAATGCCAATTGCAAAACAAAGCCCGGCGTAGTAAACGCCATGCGTAAGCCTATCGAAAACGAGGATGAGTTCTACAGCGGCTGTTATGGCTATGCTTCTATCACCTTTTACGCTTTTAATACAAACGGTAACAAGGGAATTGCCTGCGGTCTTAACAACCTGATGAAGATTGCAGACGGAGAACCGCTTGGAGGCCGTTCTACAGCCGAAAGCGATTTCGCAGACATAGAAGTCCCATTTGAAGCACCAACAGATGACGACGATGGTTTATTCTAACCTCATTCCACGAGAACAGATTGTCACAGTGGCGTCCGGAGTGATCCGGCGCTACAGACAAGATGCCTCCGATCAAGATTGCGAAGATTTACTGGGGGCATTTCTTATTTTGTCGAAGTATCTAGAAAACTTCTTCACCGGTGATTTTTATGCGAAGATCGAATGTACTGAAAAGGAGTTCCAACAGCTGAATGCCATCGCCACTTCTTATAAAAATACATTTGAAACATGGAGCGAGCTAATAGGCTTATCGCCTACGGTAATTCGGTATAACGTTAGGCTAACAAATGGTTTTTCTATCATTTGTAATGAGATTGCAGTGAGACTGAACGGCAAGGCCGCGGAGTATGATAGGGAGCCTATTAAAGTGTTGGGCATCGACATCGAAACGTTCAGTTCTGTTGATATTACCAAATGCGGATTATACAAATATGTAGAATCGGACGACTTTACTATTCTGTTGTTCGCCTATGCCTGTGACGATAAACCTGTACAGATTGTCGATTTTGCATCCGGGGAAAAACTTCCGGAACGTATTTTTCTGGCATTGACCGACCCGAATGTTTTAAAAACGGCATTCAACGCATCTTTTGAACGTATCTGTATCGGAAGGTATTATGGTATTGACCTTCCAATAGAACAGTGGGAATGCACAATGGCACGCTCTGCGATGCTTGGACTCCCGCTTTCATTGGCACAAGTAGGAAAGGTTTTGAATCTCGAAGACCAGAAGATGACCGAAGGAAAAGCTCTAATCAAATTCTTTTCGAGTCCCCGTAAACCGACAAAGACGAATGGAGAAAGAACCCGCAACCTCCCGGAACATGCCCCAGACAAATGGGATATATTCAAACGTTATTGTATCCGGGATGTAGAGGTGGAACGAGCCATCCGGAATAAAACAAAATCATTTACTATTCCAGGACACGAAAAAGAGTTATACGTTATAGACCAAAAAATCAATGACCGGGGTGTATTGGTTGATATGGACCTCGTAAAACACGCTATCCGTATGGACACTTTATATAAAGGCCGGTTAAATGCGGAGGCAGCAGAACTGTCCGGATTGGATAACCCTAATAGCGTCTCACAACTCAAATCGTGGTTAGAAAAGGAAACCGGAAATGAGATAGCAACTTTGTCAAAAAAAGACATTCCCGATCTTTTAGCTACAGCCGGTAATGATATAGTTGAACGCATGTTACACATACGTCAAGAAATGGCAAAGACTTCAACTAAGAAATATGAAGCGATGATGAACGCCGCATGTGGCGATAATCGTGTACGGGGACTATTGCAATATTATGGAGCCAACAGAACCGGGCGTTGGGCCGGACGGTTAGTGCAAGTGCAAAACCTGCCACAAAACCATCTTCCGGATTTAGACTATGCGAGAAATTTAGTAAAATCCGGAGATCTGGATATGGTCGAAATGATGTATGGCAATGTTCCTGATACACTATCACAGCTTATCCGTACATCATTTATCGCAAAACCGGGACATACCTTCATAGTCTGTGACTTCTCTGCCATTGAAGCTCGTGTAATAGCTTGGCTAGCAGAAGAACAATGGAGACTTGACGTATTCCGTACGCATGGTAAAATCTACGAAGCATCCGCCTCAATGATGTTCCACGTTCCTGTAGAAGAGATAACTAAAACTGATCCACGCAGGCAGAAAGGCAAAATTGCGGAGTTAGCGCTTGGTTATCAAGGCGGAATTGGCGCAATGAAAGCTATGGGCGGCGAAAAAATGGGGCTATCCGAAGCCGAAATGCAGGAGATCGTTAATCACTGGCGAAAAGCCAACCCGGCAATTGTGGGTATGTGGGACAAAGTACAAGAAGCCGCCACGGTTTGTATAGAAACAAAAAGTCCTACTACAATAGGGAAACAAATTAACTTTTGCATGAGATTCGGGGCTTTACTAGTTCAATTACCATCCGGTAGATATCTCTCATATCCGCGCCCTTATATCGGAGAAAACCGATTCGGTGCCAAGTCTATCTGCTATGAAGGGCTGAGCCAAACTACGAAACAATGGGGAAAGCAAGAAACGTATGGCGGAAAATTAGTAGAGAACATAGTACAGGCTATCGCCCGAGACTGCCTCGCTTTAACCATACTTCGGCTAGAAAAGGCTGGCTACCCAATCGTGTTCCATGTCCACGACGAAGTTATTATCGAAATCGCTAAAGATAGCAATCAAACTCTTGAATCAGTAAAAGAGATATTCAAAGAGCCGATACCGTGGGCGGAAGGTTTACCCTTAAAAGGAGATGGCTACCTGACTGATTATTATTTAAAAGATTAATTCGTAACAGAACAGTAATGAATATTGTGAGTTGTATTGTATGCTTCTTTTGTGGGCACCGACCTTATCGAGTAACATGGAGGAATACTTCGTATCTCAGAATGAAGCGTAAGGGTGCCCAAAAGCGAAGTAAGCATATTCATAAATATCACACTAAGCATTATCGAGAATACTGCATTAGGTGTGATAAACTTCTAAAAAAGAAATAACAGAACAAGTAATGAAGAAAATGAAATCAATTCACCCAATAATGGCCGCTAATAATATGAAACTTGAATGTGGCTTCTATTTTTTCGGTCAATGTAACTATCGGGGGGGGGGATGTCTCCCCGATAACTGTAAAAACTTTCAAAAGATAAAAGCCCATGGCAAAAATAGCAATAACTCGAATCACCGTCGTCAATGATGCCGGTCAAAAGATGTCACACAATGGACGGGTTATTATAGATAGTTCAGAACTGGAAGATTACCGGAAATTTATCAAACGAGATGGTAATGATATCAACCGTGTCTTATTCATTTATGAGGAGGTGGAAGATGATTAACGGTATACCTTCTGAATTTGATAGAATCTATGATGTTATACAGATTAAAAGGAGAAAGACTAAATTATGGCAGAAGAAAATGAAATCAAGGTACAAAATGATGGTTCTTTATTTATCGCAGTCGGCAGTGGGCGAAAAGAAATCAACTGGAAGAATCGCGAATGGACGTGGGGGCAATTCCTTAACAAGATAAAAGAAACCCGACGTACAAATGAGACAATGGCCGAATATCGGAAAGCCTCTAAATCCAGGCAGGACGAAATAAAAGACGTCGGAGGCTTTGTAGGCGGATATATTAACGGCGGACGAAGAAACAAAGGAAGTGTTATGGAACGCACAATGGCTACTTTGGATATTGATTTTGCAACAGGTGATATATGGGATGACTTTTGCCTGTTGTTCAATTGTGCGGCTGTAGTATATTCAACCCACAAACACACGCCTGACACTCCTCGTTTACGTCTTATCATACCGTTCAGCCGTCCGGTAACTCCCGCCGAATATCAAGCCATTTGCCGATATGTCACAGCCGTTATCGGTATTGACATGTTCGATGACACTACGTATGAACCGGAGCGACTTATGTATTGGCCGTCCACCTCAATAGATGGGCAATACCTCTTCCGATATCAGGATGGTGAGTGGTTGGACGTGGAATCTATCCTCGCCACATACAAGAATTGGCGGGATACATCCGAATGGCCTGTATCTAGCCGAGTAGACGTCGGTGTACGCAGAGAGATAAAGAAACAGGGAGATCCTCTCGAAAAATCAGGTATCGTCGGTGCTTTCTGCCGGACATACAACATTCACCAGGTAATAGAAACGTTTCTTTCGGAAGAGTATGTACCTTGCGGAATAGATAACAGATACACCTATGTCCACGGCTCCACAGCAGCCGGTCTTGTGGTTTATGACGATAAATTTGCCTATTCGCACCATGGAACAGACCCGAGTAGCGGAAAACTCTGCAACGCCTTTGATTTAGTCCGTCTACACCTGTTTGGAGATAAGGACGAGGGCATAGATAAAGAGAGCAACAGGAATATAACGAAATATCCTTCATATCTTGCAATGGAGGAATTTGCTTCAAAAGATACAAATGTTAAAAAGACAATATTCACAGAAAGAAACGCATCGGCCAAATGCGATTTTGCAGATGTTGACTTCGTTGAAGACGAAGACCAGGAATGGAAAGAAAAACTCGATTGTAATAAAAAGGGAATTTGCGAAAAATCAAGAAAGAACCTACTACTAATACTGAAGAATGACCCGAACGTCGCCGGTTGCTTTGCTGTAGATAAATTCTCTAATCGGGCAGCTCTGCTAAGGTTGCCTATGTGGCGTAAGACCGAAGATACCGATATGTTCATGAGGGATGATGATTTGATGAATCTTCGGGCATATCTGGAAACAGTCTGGGAGATTGATGCAAAAGATAAGATTAATGACGCTCTGGGGATAGTTGCACGCGATAATGCTATCCACCCTGTAAAAGAATATCTATCAGGGCTTTCGTGGGATGGAATAGAACGTGTCGATACGGTCTTTATTGATTATTTGGGGGTGGAGGATAATCCTTTATACCGTTTGTGTACTCGAATATCTTTAACTGCCTGTGTCGCACGTATATTATCGCCAGGATGCGACTTTGACTATACCACGGTGCTTGTAGGTGCGCAAGGCGTCGGGAAAAGTAAGTTGTTGGCAAAGTTGTGCACTAACAAAATGTGGTTCAATGATGCTTTTTCCGTGGATGGAAAAGAATCGTATGAGAATCTTCGGGGTAAATGGATTGTTGAAATAGCAGAATTAGCGGGAATTAAGAAGGCCGACATGGATTCCGTAAAGAAGTTCCTGACTAAAACAAGCGATTTTTACCGCGCAGCCTTCGAACATTACCCGCAGGACCAAATGAGGCAGTGTGTATTCTTCGGGACAACAAATAACTTGAATTTCCTTCGAGATGTTACCGGCGACCGTCGTTTTTGGCCTATGGAGGTATGCGCTGACCGGATAACAAAAAATCAGTGGACGGATCTGACAGACTACGAAATCGGGCAAATCTGGGCGGAAGCGATACATTATTATAACGAAGGACAACAGTTGTATTTGCCTAAAGATATGGAGGAAGAGATGAACAGTAGACGTGAAATATACACTGAAGTAGATGACCGCATCGGGCTGATACAACAGTATCTCGATACGAAATTACCCCCTAATTGGGCTACAATGGACATACAGCAACGCCGTAATTTCCTAGCAGGAAATGATTCGTTAATGCCGGAGGGTGTGGTTGTACGTGACAGGGTTTGCGCCATCGAAATAGGATGTGAGTGTCTCGGCATGAGAAAGAGCGATATCACAAAATATGTTTCGAGTGAGATAATATCCCTAGTTCGGAAAATAGGAGGCTGGAAATGGTCGGGAAAAAAGACGTATCGAGTAGCGCAATACGGAAAAGTACACTGCTTTTTAAGGGAACTACCCGATGACATGACGGGTACTAGGGGTACTACATACCAAAACGAAGAAAAAAGCATCTTCTAAAGATAGTCCCCATAGTCCCTTATACAGTACCTAGAAGACACAATTGCAATATATTAATAATCAGATCATTACATTATAAAAGATACTAAGGGTATTAAGGGTACTAATATATATATAATAAGTAATTTAATTAAAATATGTATGTGTATACGCCTATAAATTTAATAAAACGCATTATGCCCTATACGCGTACGCGCGAGGTGCCTGATACCCAATCTATCTACAAATAGTATTGCCATGAATGAAAAGTTGATTGAAAGAAAACTCCGTGAAGGGGTAAAGGCTTTAGGTGGTTTGGCGTTGAAGTTTTCATCACCCTACCACCGAGGCGTCCCCGATCGGATAGTGCTAATGCCCGGAGGGCAGATGTACTTTGTCGAGCTGAAAACCACCGGAAAGAAACCTACCCTATTGCAGCAAAAAGCTATCGGTGAATTGAGGGAATTAGGATTTGACGCCCGTGTTATTGATAATCAAGAGTCACTAAACTTATTTCTGGAGGAAATAAAATGAACGAATCAAATTTGCATAACTACCAAACATTTGCGGTCCGGCATATAATAGATCATCCCGAGGCCGGTCTTCTGCTAGATATGGGCTTGGGAAAAACCGTGAGTACATTAACAGCTATCAAAAAGCTGATGGACGAGTATCTGGAAGTTAACAAGGTCTTGATCATCGCTCCTAAAAGAGTAGCTGAATCCACCTGGTGCGATGAAATTGACAAATGGGAACACTTAAAAGGTCTGAAAGTCAGTAAGATTCTAGGGACGCAAAAACAACGCAAAACCGCTTTAAAAGTATCCGCCGACATCTATACCATCAATCGTGAGAACGTTGTGTGGCTCGTCTCGCATCTCGAAGGTTATTGGCCTTTTGACATGGTTGTCATTGACGAGTTATCCTCTTTCAAATCACCTAAAGCCGCACGCTTTCGAGCGCTGCGTTTAGTCCGTCCCAAAATTACACGTATTGTCGGGTTAACAGGAACGCCCGCCCCTAACGGTTTGATTGATCTCTGGAGTCAGATATATTTGCTGGATATGGGGCAAAGACTGGAGCGTACAATAACGGCATACCGTACAAAATATTTCCGTCCTGGAAGAACCAACGGGCAGATAGTCTTCGATTATAAGTTAAATGCAGGCAGTGAAGAAGCCATATACAAACAAATTGGCGATATTTGTATCAGTATGAAAGCCGAAGACTATCTACAACTCCCGGAAAGGCTGGACCGCGTAGTGGACGTCCATCTGCCGCCGACAATGGCAGAACGTTATTTGGAGTTTGAAAAGGAACAAGTGTTAGCTTTGGAGGACGAGCAAGGGGATATATCAGCGGTAAATGCCGCTGCATTATCAAACAAACTACTGCAGTTTTCCAATGGGGCCATCTACGATTCAGAACGCAATGTGCATGAAATCCATTCCGAGAAACTGGAAGCACTGGAAGAAATTGTAGAAGCGGCCAACGGACAACCGGTTCTTATATTCTTCTCCTTCCGGCATGACGTTTACAGAATCATGAGAAGATTAAAAAAATTCCGTCCCAAAGAAATTGACGGTCCAGAAGACATTAAGGCGTGGAACAATGGTGATCTACCACTACTTTTGGCTCATCCCGCCAGTGCGGGTCACGGTTTGAACTTGCAAGCAGGCGGGCATATTATAATTTGGTTCGGACTTCCCTGGAGTTCCGAACTATACCAACAAGCCAATGCAAGGTTGTACAGACAAGGACAAAATAAACCTGTAATTATCCATCATCTGATTACAAAAGGTACAATGGATGAGGACGTAATGAAGGCGTTAACCGAAAAAATAGATAAGCAGGAAGCGTTGATGCAAGCTGTAAAAGCCCGTATTCAACGATGGAGGATGTAATATGGGAAAGAAAATGATAAATGTCAGATTCGACGAACGCACCGTGATGTTATTGAACGAACTGTCGGATATAACCAAAACAAGCATTTCCGTTATTGTCCGCGGAATGGTTTACCGCAGTATTGAAGAACTGATAGACAAATCCGGAAATTGGAAATTACCGAATGAGAATAACGAGGAAAGGAAAAGCCAATAAGAAAGTGATGTCCGTGATAGCGCATAACTATGACAAACTAAAACAGTTATGCGGTTATCGGGCTTCGGGCTTATATTGTTCTAAAAGCCGTGAAGACATTTTTCAAGACACTGTACTTTTTGTATCGCAGGATGAAAAAGCTGTATCCCTTCCCGATAAGGAACTAATACAATACTTTTGCTATCGCTTCCGTATGATTGAATACCAATCAATTAATGATAATAAACTTTTAAAAGAAATACCTTATGCCGACTATTTACAAACCCCAAAAACAGCAGCAAAAGAAGAGTGATAACTATTATGACGCAGAACGGAGAAAAATATATAATTCTGATCGCTGGCGTCGGTTACGTGCCTGGAAATTCGCATGTAGTCCACTCTGTGAAATGTGTTTAAAAGAAAACAAAACAACTCCAGCCGAAGATATCCACCACATAATTTCGTTTATGAGTACGGACGATCCGGTGCAACGTGCTTTTTTAGCTTATGATTATGACAATCTTATGAGTCTGTGCAAAAAATGCCATCAAGCAGCGCATAATAAACTATAGAGCGTTGATATATTCTCTGAAATCTTTGTTTAATTCATACGTCAAAAAGTAATAAAAGAAAGTTGCTCTCATAGGTTTTGATAATTCACGCTTCCCTGATAAAATGAGACTTAAAGAGGAACGGTCGATAGCTAACTGTTTAATCAAATCGTTTCTCTTTATTCCAAATTCTTGCATTTTCGACTCTATCCAATCAATCGTAATATCATCCACATTCAGAGAATAGACAACCGGGATAATCTTTGCATCCGGATACACTTCTTTACCCCGTTCTATAAGTTGTTTTTGATTCAATATATAGCCATTTATCAGCCTTGATTGAGTGACTTTTACTGTTCCATCCTGTAATGGTTCAATGCTTATCCCCAAGCGATCGTAACCTGTAATGCTTTGTTTCTCCATATCTTATTTTTTTTTTTCAATGAAAGAAAAAGCAAGGGGCGAACCCCTTACTTAATTCTAATCTCTTTTATGTTTGTTAAATCGTAGATTGCAAGCTGATTGTGATTCTTTGCGAACTCTATCGCTTTGTCAATCTCCGAGTTTTTAAAGATTTTTACGCTGTCGAAATAGTAACGTCCGCTTTCGGTATCAAACCAACCGCCAACCGTCTTGCTATGTTCTAAAGCGTGATTAATAACTTTGTTTAAACTCTCTTTTCCGAAGCTATCTTGCGTTTCTTGATACGCTACTGATATTCCGTACTTGACTGGTTTCAATGTCTCAATGTTAAGAGTAAAACCGTTAGGATTGATTAGTGAGTATTCCCAAACTCCGTCAATTAATTGTTTCATAATGTCAAATGATTTAAAGCCCCTTGCTTTAACTGTTACAAAGATAATAATTTTATTTGCTTTACGCAAACTTTTATCAAATAATATTTGCTTTACGCAAACAAATAGGGATTTCCCTATGAACTTAATGCGATATTTTTAAAATTAAGTTAAAATTAACATTAAATATACTATAGAGGGGGGTATGGGGTCAAATTTTGAGAAAATGAGCCTTCCAAACCTCGCCCAACCCTTCTTCACACGCACGGCACTTTTTGAAAAAAGCCAAAGTGTTTAGTTTTGTTAAAAGATCGTTTTTGTATGACATTTCTATGGTTTTAAGGTAAAAACGAATCAAAATCATGGGAAAAAAGAAGAAAATTAGCTTTAAATTGCCCGATAGTATTAAACATGACGAGGCTCGAAAATTGATTACCGGACTTGTCAAGCAGCTGAATGAGAAGGAAATGCTCGAACTCTCCGATATTCCCCAGCTCCATCGTATGGCGACCGCTTATGATATGTATCTCAGCTGTGTAGACGAAATATCCGAGAGAGGAATGACTATGGAGAATCTGAAAGGAGAACTAGTGAAACGGCCGGAAGCCAACTTACTGAAAGAAAGCTGGAGCCAATATCTTGAACTGGCCAAAGAATACGGGTTAACTGCAAAGAGTAAAGGTCAAATCAAAGCCATGAGCGGTGGGGATAATGAAGAGTCACCGCTGGATGCATACTTAAAAGGCAAAAAGGAATTTCGCTAATGGGTACGAAGGCTTATTACGAGTATGCGCAGGGTGTCACAGAAGGAACAGTTGTTTGCGGTGAGTTCATAAAGCTTGCAGCCGAACGTTTCTTCAATTTTATGGAAGATGACCGTTATGAGTTCAGAGAGGACAAAGCCAACGAAGTTATTGAGTTCTTCTCCATCCTTCAGCATTTTACCGGAAGACATGCGGGCAAACCGTTCATCTTACAGCCGTGGCAGCAATTTGTAATAGCCGCGATATACGGGTTCTACGTGAAAGAAACAGGAGAGCGCCTCACCAAATACGTTTACATTGAGATATCCCGTAAAAATGGGAAAACCGCATTTGCCGCTGGTCTTTGTCTGTTTCATCTCATTGCAGACGGAGAAATGGATGCCGAAGTTGATTTGGCAGCAAATTCCAAAGATCAAGCCAAAATCGCATTCAAATTCTGTTCCCAGTTTGCAAAGGGAATTGATCCCAAAGGAAAAGACCTTGTATCTTTTCGGGATAAAGTAAAATTCGAGAAAATGCTTAGTCTGTTACAGGTATTTGCCGCTGACGATTCTAAACTGGACGGATTCAACGCTTCCATGTATCTGATTGACGAGTACCATGCCGCTAAAAATACAGGATTAAAGGACGTATTACAATCATCACAGGGAATGCGAGACAACCCGATGGCGATTATCATCACTACCGCTGGATTCGACAAGCTGGGACCGTGTTACCAATACAGAGAGATGTGCACGGAGGTTCTCTCCGGGTTGAAAGAAAATGACTCTCTATTTGCAGCCATCTACTCTTTAGACGAAGGAGACGATTGGAGAGACCCGAACAATTGGGCAAAAAGTAATCCGAATCTTGGTATCACAGTAAAACCGCAATATCTTCAGACACAAGTGCAATCGGCCAAAAATACAAAATCGGAAGAAGTCGGCATAAAAACTAAAAACTTCAATATCTGGTGCGATTCCGAAACAGTGTGGATCCCTGAACACTACATCTTACAGGCGTCGGCCAATCTCGATTTCGAACAGTTTCGAAACATGGATTGCTATGCGGGGATAGATTTATCCAGTACAAGCGATTTGACATGCGCCTCTTTCATGATCCCGACCGAAAACAAATATTATTTCAAGACCCTGTATTATTTGCCGGAAGCGGCTTTGCAAGAGAAGCGTTTCAAAGATCTGTATGGCGAATGGCGCAGACAGGGGCTTATTACAATTACTCCGGGAAATGTAACGGACTACGACTACATCCTCAACGATCTTATGAAAATCAGAGATATCGTGTATATTCAGAAAATAGCATATGACGCCTGGAACGCCACACAGTTTGTCATTAATGCGGAGGAAAGAGGGCTACCGATGGAACCGTTCTCGCAAACACTGGGAAATTTCAATCGACCGACAAAAGAATTGGAACGTCTGCTGCTATCCGGGAAAGCCGTTATAGACAATAATCTGATAAACCGGCATTGTTTCCGTAATGTCATTATGGCAAGAGACAAAAGCGGCAATACCAAGCCCTCAAAGCAGTATGAGGAAAAGAAAATCGACGGGGTTATAGCCAAATTGGAAGCTCTCGGTATTTATCTGGTTTCCCCAAGATATGGAGAGTTTTACTGATTTGTATTACATTTTTTTGGTTAGGTGTAAAAGTGCGCTTAATATGAAAATACCATTTACAAATATTGAAATAAGAAAAGCATCCAAAGCGGAAACTTCCCGTTTGACAGCCTGGAGTTATACCGGAAGCCATCCGCTTCTTTCCAGTCGGAGCAAACCGATGCTTCTTTCTACGGTATACCGTTGTGTCGATCTTATATCAGATAGCGTAGCAGTGCTTCCGTTAAAAACCTATCGGCTCGATACGGAAGGATTCAAAGAGGAATATAAAGCTCATCCGGCTTATCAGGTTTTGGATTTGGAGCCCAATGAAGACATGACGCGGTTTGTCTTTTTCAAGACACTAATGGCTTCCGTACTTCTCACGGGTAATGGATACGCCTATATAGAGAGAGATTACGACCTTAACGTGCTACAATTGATTTATATCCCTACCAGCCAAGTAACTATCGTGTATATCACCGACAAAAATGGTATTATGCGCAAACGGTATCAGATAGTCGGATTTAAGGAATTGGTGGAACCGGGAGATATGATTCACGTTTTGAACTTTTCTTATGACGGTATTATCGGTATATCAACATTGACACACGCCCGACAAACTCTCGGTATTGCAACAAAAAGCGAAGAACACGCTTCCGGTTTCTTCGAATCCGGCGGCTCTATCTCCGGCATATTGACTGTTGAGGGAAAACGGTTGGACAAGGAGCAAAAGGACCAAATATACGATACCTGGGATGAACGTATGGCTAAGCATCCGAATGGAATTGCGGTATTGGAGGGGAATATGAAATACCAGCCAATTACGATCAGCCCTAAAGATAGCCAGTTACTCGAAAGTAGGCAGTTCAATGTCGTGGATATCTGCCGCTTTTTCTCTGTCTCTCCCGTGAAGGCATTCGACCTTTCAAAATCCAGTTATTCCACCGTTGAGGCCACCCAACTTCAGTACCTGACTGATACCGCGCTGTCGGTAATTACAAAAATAGAACTGGAAATCAATAGGAAGGTATTCTTAAAATCGGAACGTGGTAGAATCATTGCAGAATTTGATACTTCTGCCATTCTCCGTACAGACAAAGCCGCTCAAGCTGCGTATTGGAAAGACATGTTTTACGTCGGTGCGGCTACACCGAATGAAATCCGCAGAGAAAATAATCTTTCTCGTATCAAAGACGGGGATAAAGTGTTCGTACCTGTGAATACGCAAACCCTGGATAATGCATTATCCCAGAAATCTCTGCCCAACAATGAAAATAATCCGGATTTGTATGACAAATCTTTGGTTAATAGTAAAAGTTAGATTATGGACGATAAAAAAGAAATCAGAAATACTTCTTTTCAGGTGCAGGTAACCGGAGAGAATGAAGAAAAACGTACCGTTGAGGGTTACGCACTGCTTTTCGATACCCCGTCAGACGGGTTATCATTTACCGAAGTTATTCAACGCGGTGCGCTTGACGGAGTTTTAGCTAAAAGCGATGTTTTTGCGCTTTTGAACCACGACCAAAGAAGGGGGATTTTAGCCAGAAGCCAAAATGGGCAAGGTTCTTTGACTCTTTCCGTAGATAGCAAAGGGCTTAAATATCGTTTTGAAGCGCCCAAAACTGTGTTAGGAGATGAATTAATCGAAAACATCCGCTGAGGGGAAATTAAGGAAAGTTCTTTCTGCTTCGATGTGGAAAAAGATACCTGGGAAAGACAAAAAGACGGTAACTGGAAACGCACTATTGAGAAAATCGGCAGTCTCTATGATGTTTCTCCGGTTTATAACGGTGCATATAGTAAAACCAGTGTCTATATGCGGGGGAAAGAATTGGCAGAGGAAGAATTAAGAAAAAAAAATCAGGAAGAAGTTCCTGAATCATATTATGAGAACATTGAAAAAGCGTTAAACATTTAATTTATAATCTTATGGCAAAAGAAAAAAGCATCACAGATCTAAAGGACGAAAAGAAGCAACTTATCAGCCGTTCAAAAGAAATCATTGAAAAAGCGAAGAGTGAAAAACGCCAGTTTTCAAAAGAGGAAAATGAAGAACTGGGAGAGGCCCAAGCCCGCATGGCTGAAATCAACCTCGAAATCGAGTCCAAAGAAGATGAAAACCGCAGCAAGCGACCTGTTAAAACTGTAAGCGCAGGCAACGGTAACTTCTCTCTCCGTCGTGCTATTCTAGCTCAAATGAATAAAACAGAGCAACGCGACAGCGAGGCTGCAGTTATCGAAGAAGCATCCCGATTACATCGTTCTGTCGCAGCCACCGCTGAAAATTGCGGCGAACTAATTGTGCCCCTGTCATATCAAAAACGTGCTGCTTATACGGCAGGTACAGAAGCGGCTACCGGCGTTGTGATTGATGAGGAACAACAGGAGCTGCTACTACCTTTGGAGGCTAATCTGGTATTGTCACAAGCTGGTGTACGTATGATGACCGGTTTGGTTGGTAACATCTACTGGCCCAAGCATAGTGCGGCACAAGTTTTTTGGGAAGGAGAAAATGACGAAGCTAAAGACGGTAAAGGAGAATTTTCTAAAGGCAAGCTCTACAGCCCGAACCGTTTGACGGCCTATGTAGACATCTCCAAACAACTTCTTATTCAGGAAAACCGCTCTGTAGAAGGCCTGATCCGGCAACTACTTGCTATTGCCATTGCTCAAAAAGTGGAGAAAACCGCATTGAGCAATGCCGCACACGAAGATAATGTACCTGACGGCATATTTCAAACTCTCGGAAAAACTAAAGGGGATATGGATTGGGCAAAGATTGTGGAACTTGAAACAAACGCGGATTTGAATAACGCATTGTTCGGTAACTTAGCCTATATCATGCACCCATCGTTGGTCGGGAAGGCCAAAACGAAAGTTAAAGACGTATCCGGTGCCGGTGGCTTTATCTTCGGGAACGAAGGGATAGGTATGCTGAACGGTTATCGCGCATTGCGTACAAATAACATTCCCAAAGGGTTACAGGACGGAAAGGATGAATTTGGTATCGTATTCGGTAATTGGGCTGATTATTTTCTGGGGCAATGGGGAGCCATCGATATGACTGTAGACCCATACACACAGGCAACAAAAGGTATGGTTCGCTTGGTTATCAACTCATATTGGAATATGGGTATGATCCGTCCTGAATCGTTTACCATCGCTTCAATGAAATAATATGGCGCATATCGATTTACAACTGGCAAAGAGACATCTGAACGTGGAAGAATCATTCACAGAAGATGATGAATATATCAAAGGTCTTATCGAGGCTGCCGAAGCCGTTGTAGAGAAAGATATATGCGAGAAGCTTAGCGAATTAGAGAAAGAGAATGAGGGGAAACTCCCCTCTCCTCTTCGTCAATGTATTCTCTTGATGGTCGGACAGTTCTACGCCAATCGAGAACCTGTAGCTTTCGTGCAGTCCGCTGAAATCCCGCTGTCTTACAGCCATCTCGTATCACTTTATCGGAATTACGCCAAATGAGAGCCGGATTATTGAAATATATACTTGTATTTGAGAATCCTGTAGAAGTAAAATCTCCGACAGGGGCCGTCAATAAGGAATACAAAGAAGTATTCCAATGTCGGGCGCAACGCGTAAAACAAACACTTCTTGCAACAGATGAAAATGCGCATGAGCAGTTTATAGGCCACACAATCACTATGCAAGTACGTAAATATCCGCAAATCAAATACGGCTGCCGTGTAAGATATGCAGATTCCGTTTGGGAAATAAAGATGATTGAACCAACGGGAAACGAGCTTACATTAACCCTTAAAAAGATTGACGTATGATTCAAGTTAGAGCTATTGACAGGGAAAATATCCAGTATCTGGTTCGAAACCTGGAAGACTTCGAAAAAGACAAAGCAATCAAAAGCGGATTACGTGCGGCGGTCAATGTATTTCGCGTAAAAGGTCGAAGCAATCTCCGGGCAAGACTACTGCATCACGGCAAGCAGACTAACCACTTGATGAATTCCTTCACTACACGGGTAAAACGCAATAAACTAGGTGCTTTATCCGGATTTGATCGTCCAGGGGGAAATCACGCCCATCTTGTAGACAGGGGAACGAAAAGGCGTTATACTAAAGCAGGCACGACTCGAGGCATTATGCCGGGGAACAGTTTCTGGGATGACGCAAAACAGACGGAGGAAAACAAGGCTATGCAGGCTATTTATCAAAGTGTGCAAAAAGCGATACAACGAATAAATGACAGAAGATGAATCCTTTTAAAATTGCAACAGAAATACGGGCTATCCTACTTTCGTCGGAAGACATCAAAGAAGCTATCGGTGAAAAGGTATTTCCTATAATCGCTCCGGAAAATACAGTAGGCGATTTTATAGTCTACCAACGTGACGGTTACAAACAAGACAGTACTAAATTTGGCATATACCAACAAGTACCGATTGTAAATGTAGTCGCTATCAGCGAAAATTACGACCGTAGCCAGCACCTAGCTTCATTGATTTACGACACTTTGTCCGGTGATTTTGCAGATCCGGATATCCATATTGAACTTGAAGACTCCACAGAGGACTTCATTGATAATAAATATATTCAAGTTTTACAGTTTTCAATTAAAAACAGATAATTATTATGGCAGGAACAAAATTAGATTCGAGTGCGGACGTCTATCAGGGACAGCTGTTCGCCTTTATTGGAGAAGACCCGATTGCTTTCGCGTCCAGTGCTACTTTGGAAGTATCCGTAGAAGAGATTGACATTTCCAATAAAATGATGGGCAGTTGGGCGGGATCACTCGCAGGAAAAAGAAGCTACACGCTATCATCCGAGTCCCTTATTACACGCAAGGAGGGGGCTATGAGCTATGACACGTTACTGAAGAAAATGATAGAAGGCGCTCCTATCGACTTTTTCTTCGGAGAAGCAGCTTCTTCAGACAAGGATAATTTTGGCGGTACTTTCACCCCAGATAAGACAAAGATTAACTATACTGGGAAGGTACTGATTACGTCCTTGTCGGTAACATCGGAAGCCGGTCAGATCGCCAAATGCAGTGCATCATTCAAAGGATTTGGCGCATTAGTTCCAATAGAAGGATCTCCGGTCAGTGTAAATTCTGCATCTGCACCGACTAAAGCATAAAGCGGTAATTATAATATTATGTTATAAGGCGGTCCTAAGATGGCCGCCTTTTTCTTTTACTAAATCAAATTATTATGGTCGTTGCCTTTTTCGTAATTATATTAGTGTGTCTGATATGGATTTGCTGTGTTGTGGTTATTCCCAACAAGCGCTCTCACCCTATTGTTTCTAAACCAAAGTATATTTCTCGCTTAAAGTTTATAAGACTGACGATTAAATCCGTTATTCGTTGGGAACAGAAGCAGGGTAAGTCCTTTTCTATGATGAATTACAATAATCCGGAAGAAATAGAAAGCCTGCTATATGCTATGTATCTGACAGAAACAGGTTCTTCCTACACGTTTAATGTATTCCAACGGGCCATCATGGACAAAACTTTCACAAAACAAATGGTATCTGAGCTTGAACGCATAACGAGAGTCATGTCCCAATTCCAAAAAAAACAGGAAAAAGCTGATGTAGGTAATACCGATGTTAGCCCGGAAACCATAGCCAGTATCGTATCCACCCTTATCATGGCCGGATTAGATGCACATTATGCACTCAATGAAATGGAACTATGCGATCTCCCGCTCTACATTGAGGCGTATGAAAAAAAACGCAGAGAAGAAATGGAAAGTGCTCGAATGTGGACGTATCTTACTATTCTCCCTCATATCGATGTACGAAAGATGAAAAATGGGGCTAAGGATCTAATCATATTCCCATGGGAAGAAGTCGAGAAAGAGGCAGAAAAAGAAATAAATGAAACCGAAGTCGAATGTTTCGAGAACTTATTAAAGCAGGGTAAAAACATTTTCAAATCATAAGAATATGGCTGGAAGATTATCATTCAGTATAGCAATTAATTTGCTTACGGAAAACTTTAGAAAAGGGAGCAATCAAGTAAAAGCGGCATTCCGCTCTATGCAGATGCAGATATTGACCTTCGCGGCTGCATTAGGCGCTGGCGGTATCGGATTAAGTAATCTTGTCTCTAGATTCATAGATGTGGCAAGGGAAACAAACCGAGTAACCACAGCCTTAAAGAATGTATCTGGGGGAACGGCACAATTCGCCGATAATCAGCGGTATTTGCTGGACTTAGCAAAAAAATACGGGATGGAGATTAACGCTTTGACAGCCAGCTACGCAAAGTTTACGGCTGCTGCCTCTATCTCCGACATGTCAATGATGGACCAGCGCAAGGTATTTGAGTCTGTCTCCCGGGCATGTACGGCTTTCGGCATGAGCGCAGACGACAGTAATGGGGTTATGCTTGCACTCTCGCAAATGATGAGTAAGGGGAAAATCAGTTCGGAGGAACTCCGTCTACAAATGGGTGAACGTTTGCCAGTGGCATTACAAGCGATGGCAAAGGCCGCCGGTGTCTCCGTTGCCGATCTTGACAAGTTGATGAAGCAGGGTCAGTTAATGAGTAAAGATATGCTTCCCAAGTTCGCAGAAGCACTTAACGAGATGATTCCGAATGTTGATACAGATAACTTGGAAACGTCCGTAAATCATCTGAAAAACGCTTTTACTGAATTAGTTAACGGGGCGGATGTACAAAGTAAATATAAATCTTTGATTGATTGGTTGACAAATGCGATTAAATCGGCTGCGGATAATATTAGAAGCGTAGTAACTTATACGGTCGCAACGATTTCAGTATTAGTAACAAGCCGTCTTGTAAATAATATCATAGCAGCTATTGCTAAAGCAGAACTAGCGGCTAAATCAGCCGCCCGTCGTGCCGCAAAAGATGCCGGACAGAAGTTTGATGAAACCACATGGAATGCGCAAAAAATGAGCGCTTCCATTAAAATGGCGTTTAGCAAAGCAATGCTGTCTATTAAAGCGACTCTCATTTCTATGGCCCCTACAGCAATACTTGCAGTTATAGGAGCCATAATCGCTAAATTTTATAATGCCTATAAGGAATCTAAACGGATAAAGGGCTTGTTTGATAATTATTTGAACCGGATGAATCACGTATCAGAATCGAATACAGAAATCGTAAAAGTTAAGGCCCTATTATCAGAATACAATAAAACAAATTCGTCACTGAACTATAAGAAACAGGTACTAAGACAGATTAACGGTATTCTTGGTACTGAACTAAAAGTTAATCAAGATGTCAATAAAGAAATATCTGAACGCATCAAGTTGTTGGCAAGTGCAGCTAAAGCCGAACTTGCCGCAAAAGAGATAGCCGAAAGCGAGAACGAATCACGGAAAATAGGCGCCAAGGTTTATAATGGAAAAACCGTTCAAGAAATGGCTCCTGATTGGGCAATGGCGCGCGGAGACCTGATTAAAGAGGAAAAGTTTAAAGCGAAGCACAAAGTGTCCATGGTTGACGCGATGGGATTTGGAAATGGTCTAGAAGACGACTTAAATGCGTATATTGAATATGCTAAAATAATTAAAGACGCAAAGTCCAGGCTTAAATCAGAGATTGCTAAAACTGCTGTTTCCACAGATAAGTCAAACGATAATACTGATAAAAATAAACAAACCCCGCTTCAAAAAGCAGAAGAAGATTATCGAAACTCCCTACAAAAATACAAGAATCAACTCGACGCCGGTGCCATTACGCAAGAACAGTTCAATCAAGAGATAGACAAACTCAACTCTGATACAGTAGTTAAACTTGGAGGTATTTTAGGAAAGTCCGCGAATGCAAATGAGACATATGCAAAAGCGCTACTCGGTACATTAAATCCCCGTATAACAGAATCTGTCAAGGCACAAACTGAATTAAACAAAGTACAAGAAGATTATAAAAAAGCCGCCAACCTTGCAAAAGCCAAGCTAGACAAGAAACTGATATCTGAAGACGAGTATCGTCAGGCCTTGGTAGAAGCCGCAATAGCAGCGGCTAACTCGGCCATATCTATTGAAAATATAGGTGACGCAGCCGACGGCTTTATAAAGAAAATGCGCGGTATTGTCGGCGACAATTTACGGATTGATATTCCTAAAATCGGAAAAAGGGACACGACTTTCGATTACAAAAAAACTGACGTAGATAAAAAAACGGAGGAACTGGATATCTGGATTAAATATAAGGATGATTTAAGGGAAAAGTTTGAAGAGGCTAAGAAAGCGGGAAGTGACACCGCCAAGTCTTTAGAAATTGAATTAAACAGTGCCATTGCGAATGTCGATAACCTGGAGGATGCACTGAAACTTGCTCAAGTCCAAGAAGATATTAAAAATTTCAATAAGGAACTTAATGAATCCCTGTATTCCGGTATAAAGGACATTGCAAGCAGTTCAGACCGTGTGGTCAGTGCATTTCAAAACCTGAATGAAGTAATGAATGACGTTGATGCCTCCGAATGGGAAAAGATAATGGCTATCTGGAACACATTAACGACTGTTGTAGATTCATTCCTTTCCATAATCAAGATGATTGAAAATATCACAGAGTTAACAAACAGATTATCGGCAGCCCAAAAAGCGGAATCAGTCGTCGAACAGCAAGTCTCCAATCAAAAGATAATCAATGCAGCCAAAGAAATGGCTGTTGATACAACGGCAGCCGAAACCAAGAAATCCAATTCTCGCGGAGTTGTTGCCGCTAATACTGCTGAAGCTGCAACAGCAGCAGGAAAGAGTGTCGCAGGTATTCCCTTTGTCGGCATAGCTATGGCCGCAGCAGCGGTTGCCGGAATCATTGCGTTATTTGCCACACTGCCTAAATTCGCCAAAGGCGGAATAATTGGTGGCGGGCCTTCATCGGGCGATAAAATCCTGGCCAGAGTTAATGCCGGAGAAATGATACTCAACCAAGGACAGCAGAGCAACCTATTCAAAGCTATCAATTCCGGGAAATTGGGCAATGCCAATAATAGTAGTTTGTCATCTACAGTTACAACAAAAGTCAGAGCTAAAGATATCATTTTAGCCATTAACAATGAATTAAAGTCACAAGGAAAAAAAACGATATCATGAATTACGGACTTATATATACCATACCATTTGCAACCTTGGATAATACGCCATGTGTCGTAGAAATAGAGAAAGACAATTATTCAGGTTCTGTTCAGGAATTGACACCGGGGGAGAATCCTTTCACCGTCGATATTACGGATGAGGAATTCTTGTATACCCCTACCCGGTTCAGTACGGCAACAATTCATATTGTAGGTAACGACTATCTGCAAAGCTTGTTTTCTATTGCATATCAGCAATATCGGGTAACATTCAAAAAGAATGGTACAGTTACTTGGTGTGGATTCATAAAGCCGGAACTTTACACACAGGATTATAGTTCTACGATTTTTGAACTTCAACTGGAATGCATGAGTGCAATGTCTACCTTAGAATTCATCGATTACAAACAAGTCGGCGAGAATCGTGTATTCATATCACTTTGGGATTTGCTAAAAAAATGCATTTCATCTGCAAATAGTCAATATACAAACATCTACATTCCACATGTATATGCACAAAATGCAGAAGATTATGTAGCAGGAACAAACATTCTTGAAAGTATGACAGTCAGTGAACAAGACTTCTTTGATGAGGATGACAAACCGATGAAGCTAAAGGAAGTTCTTGAGGAAATCTGTAAGTTTCTTAATTGGACTTGTATTGACTGGCGAGGTGAATTATATTTCGTTGATATTGACCATATCGGAGAGTTTTATAAGTATAATCCTGTAACATTCGAGAAAGTTGGAACAAGTTCTCCAAGCTTGCTTAATATACAGAATATCGGTTTCGCCGGTTCCGAACATACACTAGATATTTTGCCCGGTTATAATAAAACTACAATCCGGTGTAGTAATTATCCTATATCCGGTTCTTTATTCGAAGAAATTGATTTTGATAAGTCCGAAGTAATCGCCTCTACAACTCAATATAACGCCCAATTTAACCCGACACAAGCTTTTAAAAAGAAATACTTATTAAATCAGTCTGTTGATTTAAAACTTTATAAAGATGGTGACGGGAGGATGATTGAGGCCAACCCGAAAGACTTTATAGACAATCCGAACGGGTTAAACTATCTTTATGGGGCAAGATTAGTAAAAACCTGTCAATATAATCCAAGAGATTCGGAATTATCAGAATACACCTACGATAATTCAATACAGATAAGAATTAAGGATTTATCTAATATATCCGTTGTAGACAACGAACTTATCATACTTTCTTTTGCAAACAAAGACTACAAAGTATTTCCAAAAGGTGTATTCTGCATTTCGGGAAGTGTAATGCCTTTTTACCAAGACCAAGAAATGTCTTTTTTAAACCAGGAAGATACTTCTTTAGATTCAATAATATTTATCAGTCTCCGCATAGGAGATAAATATTATAATGGTCTCGGATGGGTTCCTGTCAAGACTTATATTACCGTATCTAATTTAGGCGGAAGTGGGTTTAGAGATTTAAGAAATACAAAAACGCCAGATATGCCATACAAGGGGCTTAAAGGTTTTATAATACCGGTCGATTCTACTCTTATTGGGGATATTGAACTATCGATATTGATGAAAAAGGCCGGCGAAAATGGCAGACCGCATATTAGTTCTTGCTTAGGATATTATTTAAAAGATTTCGATATCGTCTATCAAAAGCCCGATAATATCTCAGATGATGAAGATAATAATTCCGACCGCATTTATGAGAACATAGTCAATGAGAATTTTATTAACGAACTAGATGAAATAGAATTTAAAATATCCAGCTATAATAACGACGGGGCATGTTATAGTAAAGTAATGTTAGGAGACCAATACTTGACCGATAATCTATATTCCGCCATAGAAGAAACTGCGATTCGGCCAGAAGAGCAACTTATTCGCCGGATAGTCAAACGCTATAGTTCCCCCCATATCAAACTCACCCAAGTAATAAAGGCAATACCAGATTTAACGCCCATATCCCGTTTGTATGACAATTATATGGTTAATAAAAGATTCATCAACGTAGGCGGTTCCATAAACTTTAAAATGAACCGGTTCAGTTGCATAATGATAGAAGTATGAGCGATAGTGATATTTTGATAAGAACACGAACGATTCCGGTAAGTCCGAGATCTAAGAATTATCCTCCCGGAATGGTGGTATCTCCCTCTTCCGGTGGAGGAAACACGACTATTATAGGTGGTGGTGGATCAGGGGTAGATATCATAAAAAAGGATGATATGAGGTCTCTAACTGACCGCAATGTACTATCGTCTCTTCGTACAATTCATGAAATAACATCCAGAATAATAACATCAGATGACACAGATACAGAACTGACTGACAATAATTTATTGTCTTCCCTCCGCGCAAACGAGGATTTAAACAAGGCTATAGAATTATTAAAAAGGATCTGCCTTAGAAAAGATCAGGAAGATAAAACTGAATACCTGGTAAAGTTGTTAGGCGGTGTCATAACCGATAATATAGAATCTCAGAACTTCATAAGCGGTGCGCTTGGTACTGGATTCCTTGTCAAGCGTGACCCGAAGACCGGACGTTCGTATGCCGAATTTGATGAAATATATGTCCGGTTGAAGGCTGTGTTTGAATCTTTGACAATCAAGGAACTACAGTCGGTAGGCGGTGAGATACTTCTTACACTAGCCAGCATTGAATGTACGAAGGTCGAGAAAATTTCCGTAGCATCCGTATATGATTCAAGCGGGGCACGTCTCTACGACTCGGACAACGCAGCCCTGTATGTTCCCGTAGAGACAGGTGGCGTGTACCGTTGTTACTTCACTGCCGACGATGGTGAGAAAGCCATCATCAACCAGTTCGCAGCCGGAGACATGGCGCAATGTCGTCAGTTTAACATCAAGGCTGGAGTTTATGAGAATGTAGCTAACCGCTACTATTGGCGGTATGTTTTGTCTGTTGGAGAAAACTATATAGATCTGTCAGTAGATGACTGCGAGGAAGGCAGCGATATTCCGCAGGCAGGTGACAAAATAATCCAACTTGGGAACAAGACAGATCCCGCACGTCAGAATGCTATCCTTTTGTCCGCCTATGGGCTTACCGCCCCAACCATACAGATGTTGCAGGGTATTGATTCTTATACTTTGGAAGGAAAGGCTGTCAAGGAAGAGGGATTCGACCAGGAGACGCAGCAGTTCTATTCAAATAATTACGGACGCAGTTATGTTGGTGACAGAGATAAAAACTCATTTATTCAGTTTGACCCTGTAACCGGTTTGAAAATACACGGTGCTGAAATAGATGTGTCTACCGATAATTTCACGATAAAAGACCGGGATGGGAACCAAATAGCCGTATTTGAAATAGGAGAAGATGGTAAACCACGATTAAAAGCAGATAATATAAACGCTGATGAATTGTTATCAAACGGTGAAAAATGGGCATTAAAAAAAGATGGAAGCGGGTTTCTAGCTTCTAATAATATAGAATGGGATAAGGACGGATTATTGAAAATACGTGCAAATATTTCCTACCCATATATAGAAATTCCTGTATCTACGGAAGGAATTATTTTAGATTTATCTAAAGGATACAATATTCGACTTGCATATGGCGGTGGAGGAAATCTGTATGTTCAAACAGCTATATTGCCAGACCCGAGTATGTTTCCCAGTATCGAAGTTTCCATATTCGGACATTGGATAGATTCACGGTCCTCTCCGAATTACTTTGTGAAAAATTACAATAACGGAAGATTTATTTATACGCATTTTATGGCTGGTGAATCACCAATTTATAATAAAGTAGATATATCAGGAGCGGAACTACGTGTCAAATCAATGGAATATAGTGAAGGTAATTATATTTGGTACGTAACTAATTTCAATGAAATCGGTGAAGAGCATTTTTCATGGGATGAATAATTAAATAAGTATATTATGGCAGAAGAAACTAAAACATTAAGGCATACAGCCGAAGAGATAGACGATGCTATCGACAAGCTACCTGCTGCGGGTAATGCGGCAGGGATCTACAAATCTTCCCTGTCTTTCAGTTCCATCGTAAATGACGGTAACGTAACCCAAGACCACCTAACCGAAATAAATTCTATTTACGAAGCATGGAAATCCGGTAGAATGGTATATGTCCTGGACGAAAAAGGTGAGTATTACAATTTGGGAGTGCTAAACATGCAATTGGCAGAAGATAATTCAAAGTGCTCATTCGTGGCATTAGACCAAGATGGCGTATTATGCTATTATTCCTGCAACCCGTCTTCCGGTGTTACGGGTAAATGGTCTGTTACTCCTATTGGGAAAGATTTGTTCGCACTGATTGAGCATACTCATAAAGCAAGTGATGTAACAGAGGAGAAAAACAAGCGTTTTGTGACTGATGAGGAAAAGGATGAACTAAGCAATCTAAGTACTACATACGCTAAAGCCGACCTCTCCAACGCCATGACCGTTTCACTTAATCAGAACGGTTATGCTAAGTTTAATAACGGTCTGCTGATACAATGGGGACGCTGTGGCGCTGTAGTAGGCTATCAATATGCTTATCTCCCTACTTCGTTTTATAATACTGACTATACAGTAGTAACAACTACTATATCTTCATATCAAACCATTGTTGGTAAAATGGTAGTTTCAAAAAATATATCAAATTTTAGAATTCGTTCTGTAACATCTGAAGGAGAAGGAGGAGAAGAATGGAATTGGATGGCAATAGGTCGATGGAAATAATTAATTAAAGAATAATTATGGAACAAAAAATGTATTGGAAAAGCGGATTCTACGACACACCGATAGAAGGTGGCGTAGAAATAAGCACTGAGTATTGGCAAGAATTATTAGACGGTCAATCTGCCGGAAAGCTTATTGTTACCAATGATGAAGGGTATCCTATACTGGTCGAGCATGAACATACGATTGACGAACTGAAAGAGATGAAGATAGCGGAAATCAACGCCTATGACAAGTCGGATGCCGTCAACTCATTCACGCTTGCCGGAAAACAGATATGGTTGGACAAAGACACCCGTGTCGGACTGGTCAACTCAATCGGTATTGAGAAAGAATCCGAACGGATGAATACCACGCTTTGGTACAATGCCGAGAAGTACGTTATCCCGGTAGATGATGCGCTGGCTATGCTCAACCGGCTTGAATTGTACGCCCTTGACTGCTACAATGTGACGCAATCCCATATAGCGGCTGTGAAAGGTTTGTCTGATGCCGGACAAGTGGAAGCCTACAATTACAAAACCGGATACCCGGAACAGCTCAATTTTGTATTATAAACTCAAAAACAGATAAAGCTATGATTCTATTAGTATTGTTTTCATTCATTCTCATCGCAGGCTATGTCTTTGCGATGATTAAGAAAGGGAAAGAAATCCCTTATTCAATCAGTGCCACCTACTATGCGCTGACACACAAATTTTGGTTCGCTCTGTGCATGATTGGTTCCGGTGTGCTGCTTCTTCCGGCAGCTTTGGAATCAAGTACGGAGAACAGCCAGTTTCTTGTATTCCTTTCGGTTGTCGGTATGGTTGTGCTCGGTGTGTCTCCCAACTTCAAATCGGAGCAAAAGGTTCCTCATGCAATAGGTGCCGCCATGTCCTTAATCTTCTCCCAGATATGGGTAGGCTGTAACAGTTGGTACTGGCTTCTGTTATGGTTGGGATTCATTATTTACATGGTTGTCTCCATGAAGAAGCATTGGACGGGTAACTTCATCTCTGATTTCATAAAGAGAAAGCCGATGTTCTGGATTGAGGTAATTTCATTGTTGACCGTTTATCTTACTTGTCTATGCTAAAGGGTCAGTTAACTCGTACAATCAGCTCATCCGTATTTTTCGGTGAGCTGTACGCTCTGATGTGGGATATGAGATGGCTCATGCTCTTTATCTTAATCCTTATAATCGTGGATATGTGGTACGGAGTAAGCAAGTCCATCAAGCGTGGCGAAGAGCTCCGGAAGAGCCGTTGCGTCAAACGTTTCCTGCTTAAATGCGGTGATTATATCTGCCTGCTGATACTTGGTGCCGTTCTTGGCAAAGCTATCGGAGAACCTTTGGGAGTATCTGCATTGATCGTTTCCGTGATAGTTGTCCTTATCGGCTGTTTGGCGGAGCTTGAAAGTATTAAATCCAACTATTGTGAGACAAAGGGAATCCATAAGGATATCAATGTGTTCAAACTGCTGCTTGTATTGGTCGGCTTCAAGAGCAGGGAGTTGGAGAAAGCGATTGAGGAATCTATAACGGATAAGAAGAAGGATGAGCTGGATAAATGAAAGTAACCGTATCAAGCATCTGCTCTACGCCATCCCGGCAGGTGCACTGTTAACCATCCTGTTTGCGGCAGGACTGGCTGTCGGCATGGAGTTCAAAGACCGTGCATACGGCAACGAATGGGATTGGCTCGATATTGCCGCCACGCTGATAGGCGGTTTTATCGGTCAGGTGATTCAAATTGGAGTATTAACATTAATCTTATAAATTAAAATGAAAACATTAGATGAAAAGTCTGCCGAATATGCAGCAAGTGTAGTATCATGTAATAAAGAAGCAAAAGAGTGTGAGGGGCTTATTCAAACAGCTTATATTTTGGGGGCAATGGAAGGTGAGTTGTTGGGAGGGGAAACCGGAACGTTTGGACAAGCACTTGAATCTCTCAAACGAGGATACAATGTTAGACGTAAAGCGTGGGTGAGAAATGGAGATATGTTTATTGTTAAACAAATAGATAGTGATATTTCTCCTGATATTGTTCCTAAAATGCAGTCATTGCCAGATGCTGCTAAAAAGGAAATCAAGAAGTACGCTGATGGCTCAATGCACTATCATTCTCAATGTTTGATTGTGTACCCGCATAGTATTCAAGGTGCTACTGCCACAAATTATATTCCCGATTGGTTGGATATGTTTGCAAATGATTGGGTTATAGTAGAGTAAGCACATTGATTTTATAGGAGGAAAGATATGGGAAAGTATTTCACAATAGCTGAAATGATAAAGAGCGAAACGGCTGACAGACGCGGTATTGACAACCGTCTGCCGAAAGCGTTAATCTGCAATGTAGATGGTTTAATAGATAACGTTCTTGATCCTCTTCGGGAAGCCTATGGCAAACCTATCATTGTAACGAGCGGATACCGTTGCGAAGCATTAAACAAGGCTGTAGGAGGAAGCAAGACCAGCGAGCACATGAAAGGAATGGCGGCTGATATAGTTGGCACTCCGAATACAAAAGCGGAAAACAAAAAGCTATTCAATCTCGTACAAGAGCTTAACCTTCCTTTTACACAGCTGATAGATGAGAAGAACTTCTCATGGGTTCACGTCAGCTATGATAGCTGCAACGTGAAGAAACAGGTTTTAAAATTATAATCAATAGGAGGAACAATCATGGCAACAATAAATTTGGAGTTCAAAAAGAATAGCAGCGTATGGTATGCGGAATTTCAGGTAAATTCTGATTTCAATATCCATTTGGAACGTGACAACTACGGTCGGGTGAATATCCTTCAACGAACGACAAGTGAAGGGAATTTTGAACCTGTGGTTTTGCCCGGAAGTCTTGCGTACAATGCAGGGACAACCATAGACTGCGACTTCTCGGCTTTGGTCTATCCAAAGACAATTCGTGTCGAAAGCGAAAGTGAAGTATTAAGTGGAACAGTAACCGAATCCGGCAATGAAGCTTAACAAGTTACCATTAAATGTAATAGGGTTGAATCGGGTTGGTTTGAACCAAATCGGTTCACCTTCCCGCCGGGCTGAGACTTCCGACCGTCCTTACATAGACCCGGAAGTATTAGCTTCTTTGGTTGCTGTCTGTATCTGTGACGGCAAGAGCAACGACGACCCTGACAGGGCTGTAATCAAGAACTTGGTTGACCCAGACAATCCGTTCATCATAAGTAACGCAGCTTTCAAGCTTAATAGCGGGTATGGGAAATATGAGGTGGATTTTACATCTTGGAGTAGACTTATTGGCGTAAAGGCATTTTCTAATAAATTTGTAATAGAAAATAAAGCTTTTAATTGCGCGTATTATGTAAGAGATACAGGAGAAGATTTAGATGAATTTAAAGCTAAAATAAATAACCATACTGATGGAATTATTAGATATACCTATATAAACCAAGACGGAATTGTTGCAAATTTAGATATATCTCCAGATGATTCAAATAGAGTATTTACTTTTCCGAAATCCTATAACAGTATTGAAGGAGTTGCTAATCATATTTGTGGATTTCAAACACCTATGTTTGTAAATACAGGTATAATTATTGAGCAAATCCCCTCTCATCAAGGCGCCTTCGTCACTGACGGTAAAGACGACTTAATCGCTTCCACCAAGACGGTTAAGGAAATGTTGGGAGGAAGCAATGAGGTTACGGTGGTGAGTATGGTTCATCAGATAGGTTTGTCTTCACTGACAACTATTAATAATATTCGTTCGGAAAGTGTAGCTCACTTAGTTTGTAGGAATATTTGTAGTTCTGCTGGAAAAACAGGTATATACGGGTATTCAAGACAGATAAACGCTGATAATTATCCTACGCTGATAAATAATATACTTGGAGATAAGAAAGACTATACAGCAGAAGGTAACTCAGCATTAGATCCTACTGATAAATTCTTTGTTCAAGGTTATAAATACAGTGGCTCCATAAGTGAAGTGTCCCAAATAGCCTACTATTGGACATTCGTCTCTAACAAGGTACTGACCACCGACCAAATCAATCAGGTAATATCCTACTTCAATTTGGACAAGCATGTTAAACCTGATATACTGTGTGATGTCAAGAAACAAGGAATCACCAACGAGAACCACGCAGAGTTTGGCGACAAGCTGATTGATTTTTCCGGTAATGGTAGGGATATTCAGCTGAATAATATTGCTTGGAAAGTGGATTCAGGTATAGGGAAATATGCTACAGATTTTACTAGTTGGATTAATAAACCTACAGAGACATTTCATAGTAAGTCTATATTAGAAGCTGGCAATGTTCTTAGAACAAAAAGTGCTACATCTAGCATGAAAGTAAAAGTACAGTTCGATAAAGAAGCTATTGGATTATCTTTTAGATATTTTGAAGGAGGAGTAAGTAAGTTTATTTATATTAATTCAAACGGAGAATACTCATTACCACCTTTGGAAGAAGTAGGAATAAATGAATTTGAAGGATTTTCTAATAATAGTAGCAGTAGCGTTACCATCACCCAGATTCCCTCCCACGCAGGTGCTCTCTGCCTTGACGGAGTAAATGACTTCGGCAAGGTGACAGGGATGCCTGTTTACAAGGATTATACGGTAGTAACCGATAGAGAAATATTTGCTAATATTGGAGCTATATCGTCAAAGAATAATCCGGGGGCATTTGTGGAAACTGCCGGAAATAGCGTTTATAGTTTTGGTCAAGCTACTTCTGATCTAAATTTTATTTTTACTAGAAGTATATCTTATTTATCTAAATACTCTTATTGCGGGCAATCTATAACAGCAGGTGCAGCAGAAGATGGCACTGATATGTGGTTAGGCACGATTCGGGATAATGATAGCCGTTTCTTCAACGGAGCTATCTACTCTCTCATGACCTTCCCTTATAGTATGTCCGAGTTCTTGATCGAGCGCCAGTTAAAGAGGTATAAGTTGGGTACGCTGTATCCGGACATGGTGGAGTTCAGACCGATTATTAACGTTAATATCGGCAAGACCTATAATGTATTCGAAATAAGAAGAACGGATACAAATGAATTATTATATTATTATATTAATGGTTCTGCGCCTAATAACAAGATAGGAAGTTATTTGCCTAAAGGTACAAATATCCGAATTTTAGTTAAATGGGATAATAACAGAGCTGATGTAACACAGATTAAGTTCAATGGAAAAGAATACGAACTTAACAGGCTATCTGACAATAGCTATTACATTGATGTAACCTTAGATAAATCTCCTCAAAAAATAGATATTTATGCTGACGAGTACATCAGATACGAGAATATTGTGCAGCCTTATCCAGCAATAATTAATCTAAAACAAGATGGTAAAACTATCACTTGGGGAGATAAGTTGAAAGTAGGCAGTGATATAGTCTTTGTAGGAAGTGCCAACCTTTTACCGGAGCTATATACTGTATCCGAGACACGGTATAATGGTGTAACGCTTTACCCAAACACTATCATAAAGGTAGAGAAGTCTATGGTGTTTGATAATGCACGTACCTACCTAAAAGCCAATGAGCCGAGCTGTATCCTGTCGCCTAATAGGTTGAGGATTCCAAATTCTAGCTACAAGATACTAGGATACATTCCGGACTTGACAGGTAAAGGTAATCATGGTAGATTGAATAACTTTGCTTATGCTGGCATGAGTGGAGCTAATGGATATGTAGAAGACTTTACTAAGTGGTCTAAAAATTCAAGTCTTGATGATGTTGAGATTACTTATGATAGAATTAAAGTTAATAAACTAACAAGAAGTACTGTATTGTATGTAACTTCTAACAAATTCATTAATAAGATAAAGATTGTTGCAAGCGGTATTCCAAATGGAGGCAAGCTTACTTTTACTCAATATCCGGATAATGCTATAGAGAACAATAAAGAGTTTGAAATAGGTGGAGTTACTACTACAGGTTCTTGGGGTTTCTCTATTAAAGAAGGACTTAATTTAGATTGGTCTAATCTAGTTATTCAACAAATCGGAGAACATGAAGGCTCTATTTGCTTTGACGGTACGGATGACCATATTGCCATTTCTACCTTGTCTCATGGTGGTAAGTGTATGTTGATGAAAGTAAATTGGAATAAGGATGCTTTAATGCTGTATGACCAAAGAAGTAATAATAACTCTAATAGCTTCGCTATATATATTTCTAATTTCAATGATGAAGACTCTATTGCTTATAGTTCTAGGAATGACGGGAAAACTTATATTGATGGAGTATTAAATACATCTGTTAAAGGATCGCAATTAAAAGATGTAACTCATAATATAACTATAACTAATAGCAATTCTAATAACGATAATACTGTTTCTCCGACAATTGGAAGCAATGCAAAATATAATGCATTTTATGCTCAAATGGCTCTCTTTGATTTTATGCTATTCCCCGAAATACCTAGTGAAGATGAGATAAAGGAGCTGAACGATGTTATGGGTATTGAGAATAACATTGAAGTAAGTTAAACAATTAATTAAAAAACATATGAAATACGCAGTAGTAACAATCGAATGGCTAGCCCAGCACGGTCTGTTGGCTATCCCCACAATGAGAAAGAGTAAAGACGGAAGTAAGGTAATCCTCCACGAAGAGTATTTGTCCCCTTACAAG